ATCCTATTAGTGGTGGATATAAAGAAATGCATTGTGAAAGATTAGGTTATTTTAATCAAAGTATTAAAAGAGTTCTAGTATTTATGACCTACTTAAATGATGTTCCTGATGGTGGGACAACATTTAAATATTACAATCATACAGAAAAAGCTAAAAAGGGTAAAACTATAATCTGGCCCTCTGATTGGACACATACTCATTGTGGTGAAATATCGCATACATCAGAGAAGTTTATTATTACTGGTTGGATTAGTCATTTGTGGGACATTCCATAGTAATTATTAAAAATAGGTGGAACTTACAATATGCCTTTAACAAGTTTAAAATTTAAACCTGGGATTAACAGAGAAATAACCTCTTACTCTAATGAAGGAGGATACTTTGACTGTGAAAAAGTTAGATTCTACACTCCTTTTCCAGAAAAAATAGGAGGTTGGGTTAAGCACTCTTCAAATACTTATGTTGGAGTTGCAAGAGCCTTACATAATTATGTAGCACTAGATGGTTCAAACTACATGGGTGTAGGCACACACTTAAAATATTATATTGAAGAAAGTGGTGTGTTCACGGACATAACACCTATCCGTAAAACTTCAACAAACAGTGTAACTTTTGCAGCTACAAATGGTTCTTCAAGTATTACAGTTACTGATAGTTCTCACGGTGCCGTTCAAGGAGACTTTGTTACTTTTGCGGGAGCTGCTAGTCTGGGTGGTTTAATTATAGCCAATGTTTTAAATCAAGAATATGAAATAGACTCAATAACTGATGCTAATAGTTTTGTGATCACTGCAAAAGATACAAGTGGTAGCACTGTAACTGCAAATGGTTCAGATAGTGGTAACGGTGGTTCGGGTGGAGATGCCTCTTATCAAATCAATGTAGGTCTTAACACAACTGTTGGTGGTAATGGTTGGGGAGCAGGAGGTTTTTCTGGTGTTAACTCGGATCTTTCAACCTTTGGTTGGGGAGAAGCAGCAAATACGGGAACTACTGCAACTGTTCGTTTGTGGACTCATGATAATTTTGGTGAGGATCTACTTATAAATCCGAGAGATGGAGGTGTCTTCTATTGGGATAAATCAGATGGATTGACTTCAAGAGCAGTGGCACTTTCTTCTGAATCAGGAGCCTCTGACGTACCTACGATTGGCAGACAAGTTATGGTTTCAGATATAGACAGACATATTATTGTCTTTGGAGCCAATACTCTGGGAACCACGGTCCAAGATCCATTGTTAATACGCTTTGGTTCTCAAGAATCTTTAGTTGATTTTACTCCTACTGCAACAAATACAGCAGGCGATTTAAGATTAAGTAGTGGGTCTGAATTTATACAAGCAGTAGAAACAAAACAACAAATACTAGTGTTTACGGACAGAAGTCTTTTTTCCATGAGATTTATAGGTCCTCCTTTTACTTTTGGCTTACAAGAACTATCAAAGAATATAACTATTATGAGTTCCAAATCTGCCGTAGCTGTTGATGAAAGTGTTCTGTGGATGGGTAAAGAAAACTTTTATATTTTTAATGGTGGAAAAGCTCAACAGTTACCTTGTACTGTACGAGACAAAGTATTTTTAGATTTTAATTTTGATCAAGGTGATAAAGTTTGTGCTGGAGTAAACTCACAATGGTCAGAGGTATGGTGGTTTTACCCTTCCGCTAGTTCTAATGAAAATGATAAATATGTTATTTTTAATTATGCTAATCAAACATGGTACTACGGAACATTAAGTAGAACTGCTTGGCATGATAGAGGTGTAAGACAATATCCTATCGCAGCAGGTTCTCAATATTTATATGATCACGAAAATGGTAACGATGATGATGGCTCTGCTATGACTGCATCTGTTGAATCTAGTCAAATGGATATAGGTGATGGCTTTCAATTTAATTTTATTCGTCAATTGATACCAGACATTACATTCGAAGGATCAACATCGGAAGAAAACCCTACTGTAACTTTTACACTACAAGCTAGGAATGGACCTGGAAGTGCCTATGCAACTAATTCTTCTGGAGCATCAACTAGAACAGCATCAACTCCAGTAGAACAGTTTACTGATATAGTAGATGTTAGACTTAGAGGTAGAGCTTTCAACATGAAGCTAGAGTCCACGAACCAAGGAGTATCTTGGAAGCTTGGAACTCCTAGAATAGATATACGACCAGATGGAAGACGATAATGTTTATTACTGCGATACCTCAATATATACAGAATATAACAAATGCAAAAGCTGATCTAACAGGTACTGGTGTAGTCACTCTTTATACTGCTCCTAGTGATGCAGATTTCAATGCATCTGTTATTAATTCTATTTTAGTTTCAGAAGATTCGGGTAATGCAGATACAATAACAGTAACACTCACAAATGGTAGTGATGTTTTTAGCTTATTTAAAGTTGCAGCAGTAGGTGCAAATGCTACAGTCGAGCTGTTAACACATAATCTTGTTTTACAAGGCACAGAAATATTAAAAGTTCAAGCGGCAACAGGAAATAGATTACATGTCGTAGCAAGCATACAAGAGTTTGCACAGAGCAGAAATACAACAGCGTTATAGGATTGAAAAATAAACGATTAATTGGTAGTATAGACTATGGGTATTTTTAAGAACATCACTAAGACACTAAAGAAAGCCGCACCTATTATCGGAGCGGGTATTGGTATGTACTTTGGTGGTCCAATCGGGGCTTCAATTGGATCGGGTATCGGTTCTCTTGCAGCTGGTCAAGACACAGAACAAGCTTTATTAAATGCAGCACTTGCAGGTGGTACTGCGTATATGAGTGGATATGGTAAAGGTTTTGAAAAATTACCTGCATCCACTGGAAGCATGAGTAATATATCGGGTCCAGAAATGATGATGAATCAAACAACCACAACTCCCGTTTCAGCAATACAAGAAGCTGGTGGTAGTGGAGTTTTAAATCAAATAGGTAATTTTGTAAAAGACAACAAAGCATTAACTGCTGGTATAGCTGGTTTAGGCTTAACAGCTTTAGCTGGTGACGAAGAAGGAAAGAGTATGGGTTCCGATATGCGTCCTTATGCTACTGGTAAATCAAGACTAGGGTATGGACGAATTGGCGATAAAATGTATAATTTAGATGATGATGAAGAAAGACAAAAATACTATACAGATAATAGAAATAGACAGAATGATGAGGATGATGTAGGCATTTTTGCGGCGGCAGGAGGCGAAGTTGAAGGACCTGGAACAGGAACATCTGATTCTGTTCCTGCTAGATTATCAGACGGAGAGTTTGTTTTAACTGCGAAAGCAGTCCGTGGTGCAGGTGGTGGAGATAGAAATGTCGGTGCTGCAAGAATGTATGACATGATGTCACAATTAGAAGGAGCCGCATAATGGCAGATCCACAAGAAGTCAAACAAGAACAAATTGTAAGGTTAGCTCCTTTTCAAGAAGAATTTCTAGCAGATATATTTGCAAGTGGTAGAGCTTTAACAGAGCCTGGCTCTCAAATGCCTTATGCCGATCAACAATTAGCTAATCTTTCTGCTCCACAACAGCAAGCTGTTACAGCAGCAACACAAGGTGTTGGTTCTTATCAACCTTATCTTCAACAAGGGTCTCAAGCTCTTGGAACGGGGATCGAGGCTCTTGGTACTGGACTTGGAACTATAGGGACTGCGATAGATCAAGCTGGACAAGCAGACTATACACCTACTTCTTATCAAGACTTTATGGATCCTTTTACAGAATCCGTTATTGCAGCACAACAAGCAGATATAGCAAGACAAGGACAAATGCAACAAAACCAACTAGGTGGAAATGCCGTAGGTGCAGGTGCTTTTGGTGGGTCAAGACAAGGTATCGCACAAGCAGAAATAGCAAGAAATGTTATGGATCAACAAGCAAGAACTGGGTCACAACTAAGATCTCAAGGTTTTGCTCAAGCACAAAATGCCGCACAACAAGCAGCACAACAACAATTAAGACAAGCTCAACTTACTGGGCAGTTGGGTCAAACAACTGGTGCACTTGGTCAATCAATAGGACAACTAGGAACGGCAACAGCGGGACTAGGACAACTAGGACAACAAATGGGTGTTCAAGACGTAAACTCACTATTAGGTGTAGGTGCACTACAACAAGGACAAGATCAAAAATCATTAGATGTAGCAAGAGCAAACACACTTGCACAACAAGCCTTACCTTATCAACAAGTTGGTTTTATGTCTGACTTGTTTCGTGGTGTCCCATCATTACAACAAACTTATTCTAAAACCACGAGCCCAGGTCCAAGTACCACTTCTCAAATGTTAGGTTTAGGTATTGCAGGTCTTGGTGCAGCTGGAGCAGCAGGTGGTGTAGGTAATCTATTTAACATGGGTTTATCCCCGAGGAAATAATAAATGAATAATCCTTTACAAAGAAAAATGTTTCGTGAAGCGGGTATGTCTAAACAACCTATGGGTATTCTTGCATCGTCTCCAGAGTTAATGGGTGCAGTTAAAGGGTATGAAAAAGGTGGTACTTATCAAGATAGGGTTATAAGAGAAGCCCAAAAAAATGCACCAGAATTTTCAACACTAGGAATAGCAACGGCTATTCCTGAAATCCCTATCTATGGCAATCCTAAATTAAAAATCTTTAATAGTCCTGGCGAAAATCTTGGATTAGGAGAGATTGGTACTTCTAAAATAGGAGATACATTAAAAGAAGAAAAAGACAAATCACTTAAAAGTGATTTGGATACTGTAGAAGCAAAGCCTAATATTAATGATACTAATAAAAATATTTTAGACAACGAAAAGAAAGAAGAGTTTGATATAAACAAATTAATGCCTTTTGGTCAAAATCTTAATGTTAGGGGTAAGCAAAATTTATCAGCAGCAGAAGATCCAGGTCTAATTACTGCAAATCAAGAAGTAACAACTGCTATGCAAAAGGTAGCTACTGCTACAACTAAAAATTTTAAAGACACTGATATTGCAGGCACAACATACAATAAAGCTATTAATGATTTAACTGGTCAACTTACTAAAGAAGGCAAAGAGATTAGTCTCGATGATGTTTATGACGAGGGTATTAAGTTACTTGGCTATGATCCTAGAGATTTAGAAAAAAATTATGACTCCGACAGAAGACAAGCTTTCTGGTTTAACTTAATGAATGCTGGGTTACAAGTTGCCGCAGGCGAAAGCTCTAATGCCTTGACTAACATATCCAAAGGTTTAGGTGCAGGTCTACAAAGTTTTGGAAAAGATGTTGGTGATTTAAAAGATGATCTTAGAGCAGACAGAAAAGAATCAACCAATGTTATGTATCGATTATTAGGTACTAAACGATCAGAGCAGTTAGCAAAAGAAGCATTAGAGTTAGATAAGAAAGCGAAGATTTTTAATATAACTTCAACAGAAGTTGGACAGATGAGATCTGACGCAATAGCCGAAGCTAATGCAGAATTTGAACAAAAGAAATTTAATCTTAACTATTTGGTCGAACTTAAAAAGATGGATCAAACAGAAAGACTAAGTGATAATAAAATTAAAGCAGCCTTAAAGAATACTATTATAAACAACAAAGCTATTTCTACTCCTTTCATGTTAGGTTTAATTAAACCTAAAGATGGATTTACTATGGATACTGTAGACATCTCTGATCCTAATTCTTACTCTTTTACTCCAGAGGGTATAAAGATCGCCAAAGATATTTACGATAATACTAGAACATACAGAAAAACAGACACAGAAAAAAATATAGAAATCAATAAAGGTAAGTCTGTAGCTGGTGTTGGTGTTGTTTTTACAGAAGACGGGAAAAACAATGATGGTACTTTTCAAAACCAGTGGCAAAAAATTCAAAAAGAGTGGATAAATGATACTAAAGAAAGACCTGACACAGCCGCCGAAACTCTGTTGGCTCTAGTTAGACAGTATGCCGATCAAGGAGCTTTAATTGACATAAATCAAATACCTTATAAAGAGGTTCAAAGGTATCTTACAGAAGATCAACTAGATGATGAAGGAGAAATTAAAGTAGGTTCTGCTCCAATTAAAATGTTTCCTAAACTATTTAAAAACACTTCTGTTGACTTGAGCCAAGGTAAATCCTAATGAGTAAGACTCTGAACTACGGAGGTGTGGACTATACCTTCGAAGATGGTGTTTCTGACGAAGAAGCCATTGGAAGAATTAAAACTCATTTAGCTAAACAACCAGTGGCTCCCGAAACACGATCCACGGCTGCTAAAGGAACATACGAAAATCCTAAGTACGAAGGTTTTCTAACAGAGATGGGTGAAGGTGTTGCCTCTGGTGTCATAGGTATGTTTCAAGGTGTAGGTGAACTTGTTGGAATACTGTCTGATGCTTCTGGTGCTACAAAGACATTAGCTCGAGATGTTGAAGAAGGAGGTATAGCTCTTAGAAATAAATTAGGTATTGATCCCGCAGGTATGACGGGAAAAATAACCGAAGGACTTGTGCAGTTTGGTGTACCAGGTTTAGGTGCTGCAGGGTTAGTAGCCAAAGGTACTTTAGGTATTACTAAAAATTTTAGACGAGCCGCAAAGCTTGCTCAAAAAGGTGGTAATATAAGTAAAGCCAGAAAAACTGGTATAGCTATTCAACAAATTGGTGCAGCAGGTTTGGCAGATGCTATTGTATCTACTGATAATACTGAAACTGTATCTGACTTTTTTGAACAAGGTCCTTTTCAAACAGATAAAAGACTTGGGCTCCAAGGACGAGAGGATGCTTATCGTAGGTTCATGAACAAGGTTCACATGGGTGCCGAGGGTGCAATAGCAACGGCAGTTATTCCAGGTGCTATAAAAGGATTTTTAAAAACATCTACTGCTTTAGCTTCTGCTAATATTCCAGTTGGTAAGGGTGGAACTAGTGTGTCAGAGATAGTCTCTTACCTTCCAAGAAAAGGTATTGATGCGGCTGGAGAAAGACTTGGAGGCTCTATAGAAAGATTTAAACTTGGAGAATCTGTGAATACTTTAGATGCAGCCGTTGGTAAAGTAGCCTCAACATTGACATATAAAGGACTACTAGATCCCATTACTGCAAAGATGAGATCATTGATTGCTCCTGCTATTGAAGGCGATGTAAAAATAGCAGAAAGAAAACTAAAAAACATTGATGATGCTATATCTCAAGAGTTAAAAAGAGAAGACATAAGAAGCTTATCAGGTAATCAAAAAGTTAGATTAATGAATTCTTTTATGGATGTATTAGAGGGAACCAAATTCAATGAGTTTAATTCTTCGGCAGACAATCCTTTAAGTATTGAGCTATTTAGAGAATTTGAAAAAGCAAAGAATGTTATAGATAATTTATCCAAAAAAATGGAAAAGACAGGTGCTTTCAAAGCTTTACCAGAAGTTGCAGCTAAAGAAGGTATTATGGATCAAGCAACTTTTAAACGTCTTATTACAGAACAAATATCTTCTGGTGGATATCTACAAAGAAAATATCAAATATTTAGTAATAAAAATTATAAGGTAACTCCCGCAGCTAAACAAGCTATCAAAGCTCAAATCATAGGTAGAGCTCCTCGAGAAGGAGCTCCAGGAAGTGCTGTTAATATTGAACATATGCAAAAAATATTAAATAGTAAACCGGGATTATCTGATCAAATAAGAATTAGTGCAGACAATGTAGAAGAATTTAAAAATGGAACTTACGAAATTACTCAAAGACAAGCAGACATATATATAGATCAAGTTTTTAACTTAGCTAAAGGAAGAGCAGGTTTTGATAAGTCCCCATCATCAACTAGATATATAATAGATAGACTTAACCCATCTTTAATTAATAAAACTAAAGTTGATGACAAAATAATTCAACAAATTTATGGTCAAGTTAAAGACCCTAGAGAAGCTTACATATCTACTGTGGCAGAACTTTCTGGTTTCTTATCAACTGATGCTTACTACACTACATTCAAAAATATGGCAGACAAATCTATTCGAGAAACAGCAGAAAGAAATGCCGTTATTAGATCGGCTAATAATGATATTAGAGCTAGAAACAATGAAGCAAGACAAAGAGGCGTTCCAGAAGATCAATTAGAAAAAGAAGGAAATGATATAAAGGATGCTTTTATAGATACTAATAAATTTTTAGAAAATTATGCGGCTAGAAGAAGAATAAACATTGATGAGATGACAAATGAACAAAGATTCGATGCTTTTGAAGCGATGAAAAGAAAAACTGAAGGTTTACATGTTTTAGGTAGAACTGAAGGTAATAATTTAAATGAGAGAAATATTATGGGGACAAGTCCATATGGTGCCATGTTCGGCTATGCTGTTCCTAAAGCAGTATACAAATCTCTTTCTACTCAAGTTCAATCTGAAAATTCTGCTACAGAAATAGCAAGAGCTATATATGCTCCTTTCTTAAAGATGAAAGGTGCATCTCAATATGCTAAAACAATTTTATCTCCTTACACTCAAGTTAGAAACGTAACGTCTGCCGCCATGTTTGCTTTAGCTCAAGGTAATATTGGTAAGGGTGCTAACGTATTTGAATCTGTTGACATGGTATTAAGAGATATAATAGACACAGGAAGGTCTGTAAAAACATTAGGCTTTGATTTTAAACAAGATGAAGAATCACTTAATTACTTAGCTAAATTACAGAAGCAAGGTGTTATCGGAAGTTCGGCTAATCTTCGTGAGATTTTAGATAATATTCAAAAGGGATTAGGATACAGAAAGACTGCTACGGAAATAGAAAGAGCAGCAGACACACCTGAACAAGGAGCAAATTACATACGAAGATCAAAAGACATTCCATACATTGGTAAGTTTTTACAATTTAGTGAAGACTTGTATAGAGGTGGTGATGATATTTGGAAAATTTATAATTACACTTTTGAAAAAAATAAGTTAAGACAAGCTCAAAGAAAAATAATAAATGGTGAGGTTCAAAAAAGAATAAAATCTTTTGGTGCAAAAAATTTTGAAAATCTCGATATAAAAAGACAAGGTCTACTTATCAACACTGCTCGAGCCGATGCCAATAAAAGATTAATCATGTCTATGGGTGGTAAGCTTGATGGCTTAGATACTAACTCAAAGATAGCAAATTACATGGATGAAATGGTTGAGAATACTGCTTCGGATAATGTAAGAAACCTAGTACCTAACTACGATCTGACTCCAGAAGCAATCAAAGGATTAAGAAAACTACCTTTAGGTAACTTTATATCTTTCCCAGCTGAAATAATGAGAACTGGTTTTAACACAATTAATGTTGCTTTAAAAGAAATGGGAAGCAATGAAGCGGCTATAAGAGAAATTGGTGTTAGACGAATGATGGGGGCTATGACTGCTTTTGGTACGATAGGTTCTACCGTTCAAAATTTTGGTCAATATATGACAGGAACAAATGAAGAAGAAATAAAAGCAGCACAAAGACTATCTGCACCATATCAGAGAAACTCTCAGTTTATACCCGTAGGTAGAGATAAGAAAGGTAATTTAGAATTTGTTGATTTTAGTCATACCAACCCATATGATTTATTACTTAGACCTATTCGAGCTGCCATTACTGGCATGGATACAAGTGGTAGATTAAAAGAGGGAGTTACAGATACTGTAACTAGAGCCATGTGGGAATCTATGTCTGAATTTTTTAATCCTTTCTTAGACGAGTCAATGATCTTCTCGGCTGTTGCTGATGTTATGCCAGTGAATGCTCCTTTGATAGGAAGAAATGGTGAGACAAGATCTGGTGCTAAAGTTTATAACACAGAAGACAGCCGTTTAAGACAGTTTGAAAAATCAATGGTACATATAATGAATACCTTTAATCCCGGCATTCTACCAGTAAGAGTGCCTATTGGATCAGAAGTCGGAATAGCAAGTTCAATTGAAAGAGGAGAATTTACTCGTCCTGTAAAAGGAATAGAAGTTGGTAGACTCTCAAGAGGTATCGGTTTTGGAGAAAAGAAAGAACCAACAACTGGTAGAGAATACACACCAGCAGGTGAGTTATTTAGAGCATTTACTGGTATTGGAACTCAAACTATCGATAAAGAAAGAATATTAGGATTTAAAGCTCAAGAGTTTAAAGAAAGTAGATCCAAAGCTGCATCAATATTTAATCAAGTTGTTCGTCAAGAAAGACCTACAACAGATCAAATAATGGAAGCTTATAGACAAGCAGATGATTCAAGACTAACTACCTTTAGAGAAATGAGATTAAATATTCAAGATATAAAAAAGTTAGGAGCTTCGGATAGATTAATAAGAAAAGTCTTGAAAGATTCTGCTTTGGGTGTAAAAGAAAGAAGTGCTTTAATGAGGGACAAATATGTTCCTTTTAGACCAAGTAAGGAGAAAATGTTAGAGTTAAGAAAAAAGAATGTTAGAATTCCAACTTCTGCTTTAAATAGAGCTTACTTATTAAGAAATGGTTTGAAGCTAAGTGCTAAGAAAAAACCTTTAGATAAGGAAGCACCTGGAATGTTTAGACCTATTGATCTTAATAAAGTTCAAAGATTTAACTTAACTGAAGGTGAGCAAACAAGAGGACCTATCAGTCCTTTGGCAGCTCCTTTACTGGCTACAAGACCATCAACAAATAATGTCAGTACTAAATTTCCAAGTTTATTTGGCTCGAGCACACCCGTTAGTCCTTCCATTTTAGGAGATAATCCAGAGGACGTTTTAAAAAATATGCAAATAGCGAGGAATAGATGAAACTATCAGACAACTTTTCATTAACAGAATTTACTAAATCACAGACAGCTGAAAGAAAAGGCATAACTAATAAACCTAACGAAATACATGTTATGGCTATGGAATCTTTATGTCATAATATACTAGAAAGAGTTAGATCAGCTTTTGGTAAACCAATCAATATCAATTCGGGTTATCGAAGTGTTGCTTTGTGTGAAGCCATTGGATCAAAATCCACCTCACAACATTGCGATGGCGAAGCGGCAGACATAGAAATATATGGCGTAAGTAATTACGACTTAGCAAAATATATAGAAAACAATTTGAACTTTGATCAATTAATACTAGAATGTTGGGACGGTATTGACCCTAACTCTGGATGGGTACATGTTTCTTATGTCAACGATGTTGCTAATAGAAAAGATGTGCTAACATATACAAGAGCAAACGGATATACGAAAGGTATTATATAATGGAAGATGGTCCTTTTAAACAAATTTTAGAACAAAGCACCGAAGGTGTTATTAGACAAGAATTAATAACTTACAAAATAGAAGACGGTGTTTTAAAAAGACAAATAGTTTCAAGAGATTTTATTGAATCTGGTGACTACCATGATAGTTCATACTCACTACCTTTGGTGACTATGCATTAATGTCCACTTTAATTTGTAACTTACCTTCCGTAGACGTATGGGTTAGACGAGAATATTTAAGGGATCATCAAGATGGACATGGGGAATTCGTAAAAGGTGTCTGGGTTAGTGCTAAATCTATTCCTGGCAGAAGTTTTTATTTTGAAACTTACCTTCCTGATTATGGTGCTTTGTATGACAAACTACCTATTTCAGCATTCCTATCGAGCCCTGATACCCCGACCACAGATATGGATCTTTACAATCTTCAGTTTTGGAATTGTATGGATTATGGCGTGGTATCTATTTGTAAACAGTTTATAGGATCAATGTCCTTTGAGATACTAACAAGGGATCACGGTACAATGACGGGTACATATATTTGTACTCTTGATAATTATCATCAAGATCCAGACGTAATAGATTATTCTACCAGCGAAACACCAGCAGAACATAAATCATTTAATCTTTTAGAATTAAAGAACGGACAGTTCTGTTTGTATCCGAACAATAGAATGAGAGTCTATGATAATTCTTTGACACCTCAAGAGCCATTGCAGCCAGACTTCAAAGTGAGTACAATAGAGTATCAAGTTGAGAATGGTCAAAAATTTAGACTTGGTGATACAGATGAATACTTTTGGAAAACCAAAGATGAATGATAGAGTTTGCTTTAGTCTATATGATAGGCACGATAATAATTAATCAAGATCAAACATTCCCCAATGTTAATGATTGTCTGTATTTTGCCAGACGATTAAACGAACAACCAGAGATTCCATACCCAGATGACAAGTTCAGAAAGATTACAGCCTATTGTAAGCCCGTGCCAAAACGTCTGCAAAATAGAAGATAATATATGTATTGGATGTTTTAGAACTTTAGATGAGATATCTGTGTGGTCTAAGCTTTCAAGCCAGAAAAGAACAGAAATCATGGAATCAGTGAAAAAACGAGGCTCTCAGATGCCTCAGAATCGTTGAAACATAAGGCTCTGGTATGATTGGTACCTAAAATAGTCTTTTCTTTTGTACATTTAAGATAGATACCCTAGAATTAATTCATGCTTTTTTGGAACTTATTTCTTTCATTCTAGCCTAGTTTTTTATTTTTAAGAACGAATGTATAAATAAAATGCAGAGTTAAGCATTAACAAACAAAAAAGGAATAGAAATGTTATCGAAGTGGTTTTACAATTTTAAGATAGGAAGAACAGTTTCAGCTTTACATAGTTTAGATGACGCTACATTAAAAGATATAGGTATACATAGATCAAATATTAGATCACATGCATATCAAATTTTTGAAAATGAAAAACCTATAGATGATCCTATGTCAGAGTTACATGATTTGTATGCA